ATAAAATTAAACTATATAAGCATGGCAACAAAAAGTTTGAATTATGCTGATTATAAAAGTGCCGGTATATATTTTATCGAACAGGATAATTCTGTTATTGAGTCAATTGATACCGAATCTTTGCGTCTTGCAGTTGGTTTTAGCAAAAAGGGTCCATACAATGTACCAGTTTTCTTAAATAGTCCTGCTGATGCAGAAAAGTATTATGGTGCAATTGATACCAAGGCAGAAAGAAGAGGTAGTTTCTTCCAGAGATCCTTAAACACCCTTACAAAGCAGGCTCCTGTATTCGCACTTAACCTTTTAAGTGTTGACGAAAGAGATAAATCACAGCTTTGTCAGTTGAGTGTTCAAGCAGATAAACCGAATGAGAAACCTGCATATGCAGAATATAGCCAATATTTTGATCGTTCTAAATTCTGGGTAGTAAAGCCAGAGAAGGTTCTTTCACAAGCCATCGGTTTTGGTGTAAGCCCAGAAGAAGGTAATGTTCTTAATATTGCTAATGTCGGTACAAAGGATTTCACTGTATTTGTTCGTAAGGCAGAAAATCTCCGTGGTTATAAAGTAACGGTTAAAGATTTTTACGGTGCTGAAACAGCAATCCCTTATGCATGGATGAATCCTTCAGATCTTGTCGAAGACTATTTCCTTCAGGTAATCGTTGTAGAAGGTATTTGGGGTGGTGAAGAAATGCTTAAGAAATTAGCAAAGGATACAAAGTGGTCTTTGTATTTCACAGAAAAAGGTCTTAAGAAAGATGTCATTAATAAATTCCTCAACGAGGATGCTATTCATGTAATCGGTAACTGGACTGGTACAATTATCCCTGACTTCTATGCAAAGAACGGTCAGTTTGAATCAATCGAACCTATTATTAACCAAAGTGCACCTCAGACTGGTTTTGCATTCTCTCTTAACGAGGATCTTCTCAGTGAACTTGGTTCTGAATTTGAAGGTGATTGGTATGTTGATTTGGTAGGTCATACTCTTGCAGCAGATGCAAGTTTCGGTGGTTTCCTTTCATATCCAGCATCAGATGCACCTGTCGGTAAGACAGTAACAACAATCGGTGTAAAAGGTAGCGCATTTGCAGTACAGGCTGATGCAGAAGGTAACTATGATGAACTTACTATCGGTTCACTTGTAAAGGGTGAAAATGGAAAACTCGCTAGAGTAATTAAGAAAGAATACTATAATTTTGCAGATGCTAGTGCAGCTGCAGATGCAGGTTTCGATTGGATTACAAGTACTGGTGCAGTTTATATTTTCAAGTGCACTGATAATATTGCATCTACAGAAGAAACCGTTTACAGCTATAAGAAACTTACAGCAGATGAAGTTGTAGAAACTGTACAGAATGCCGCAGCAGAAAAAACACAAGAAGCGTTTGATGCAATTGTACCATCTGCTAATTCCGAAGAATACATTAAAGTTCCAGTAGCAAATTCTGATCCTGTATCATATGAATATTATCATAGAGAAACATCAGAAGGCGCATCAACAATTGAAATGCATTATCCAATTTCTGAAATGTATGACGCACTTTCCGGTATAGTTCTCGAAGGTCTTGAAATTAATGAAAGACATATGCCTGGTTATGATACCGACGGTCAGCCTAATCCAGAAGCTGGTCTTGAAAAAGTTTACAAGGTATTAACAGATACAGGTATTTGGAGAGGTCTTACAAATACTGATGGTTTCAGTTTCCGCTACATAATCGATACAATGGGTTATGGTAAAGGACAGGGCCTCGGTGGTAAGAAGTATCTTTCAATGCTTGCTAAGGAAGTAGGATCTTGCACAGCAATCCTTTCATATCCTTCAATGTCATACCTTGCTGATTCTCTCCAGCCAATCTTCCGTGATATAGATGCTCCTCAGGGTGATTTCGATACCAAGTACATTCCTACTGGTGGTAATCCTGACGCAATCGGTGCTGGTGCAGTATCACTTCCATCAGAAGATGAAGGTTCAAAGAATACTGGTGTATTTGCACCATACCTCCGTTATACAGAAGGTAGCAGAAATATTCTTGTTCCTCCTGCAGCAGATGTAGCCAATGCTTACATGCGTAAGTTCTCAGGAACTGGCGATCCTTATGTAACAGTAGCTAACATGAACGGTGTTCTTTCTAATTCTTCACTTAACGGTGTTGAATATCAATTCGATAAAGTTGATAGAGATAATATTGAGCCTTATGGTATCAACCCTATCATTCAGAGAAATGGTCAGGTACTTATCTATGGTGATAAGACTGCATATCAGGATGTAATTTCCGATTACAATTATCTCCATGTACGTGAACTTCTCAATACAATCGAAATCAGTGTAAGAGCTATTCTTCATCCTTATATCTTCAAATATAACAATGCAGAAACTCGTGCTGAAATAGTAAGAAAGGTTACACCTATTCTTCAGGCAATGCAGGATTCTGGTGCATTATACAGCTTTGAAATTCAGATGGATGAAAATAACAATACTCCAGAAGTTATTGAACGTTCTTACGGTATCCTTGATATTGGTGTTAGAATGGGCAAGAATCTTGAAAAGATTGTTACAAGAATTAAAGTCAATAGACTTTCTGCATAAAGTTAAACATTAAACTGAGTGGCCGAAGCTCCGGCAACGGCCACTCTTTTAAAAAGAGAAATAAAATTAAGAATTAAAAACATATGGCATTATCTAACATAAGTAGTAAAGGTACATTGGGATTGCCTCATTATAATAATTCACGTATTTCTTCAATGATGTACGAACCTATCTGGAGGAACCTTTTCTGGGTACAGATTACTCTTCCATATGCAGTAGGTCTCCAAGATGACGAAAGAAATCTTATCCTTGAAGAAGTTACCAAAGTTGGTGGTCTCGATACTAACAAAGTACCTGGTATAACTGAGCAGACTTATAAGTTTGCTACCAGAACTTTTGCAGCTGCTGGTCCAGACAGCACTACACTTGATGTAACCCTCGATTTCAATCTCAACATTACCTATGATTCATATACACAGCCTAATGCACAGCAGGTTATCGGTGGTACCGGTGTTGAAAACTATGTTGTCAAGACACTCAGAAAATGGACAGACCTTGTATGGGATCCTCTTACCGGTCGTATGGGTCTTAAGAAAGACTATACAGCACCTGAGGTTGTTATTACAATGCATGACAAGGCAATGAATCCATTCTGGCAGTGGACACTTTATGATTGCTTCCCTACAAAGGGTATCGGTCAGGTAGATTTGGATTATTCAGCAAAATCTGATGTATTAACAGTAAGTGGATTCACACTTCGTTGCGACCACTGGGATGAAGTACAGCTTTAATCCAGATTATAATAAAAGTAAAG